TTCAATCTCATGAAAAAGTTTTTCGTTCACGTTCATTGAGGCGCAGCGTTAGACGAGCGTCCGTGAATCGTCTTTATTGCTTTTGATTGAGCAAACCTGCTTCGCGTGAATTGCCAGCACTCGCTGTGTCTTTCCCTCAGTAGTTTAGAAAGACAAAGATTGCCAATCGTCACGCCTCAAAATCCTTGTAAAGCCGCGAGCCTGTTGCGCCTTCCTGTTGTTGATACTTTCCTGTGTACGGTTGAGCGGTTGGCTCATCCAACTGGAAAAAGACAATTTGGCAAATCCTCACGCCTGCTTTCAACAGGATTGGCTTTTCTGATTGGTTGTACAGTTCAAGCGTAATCTGTCCTTGAAAGCCTGAATCGACAAAGCCAGCATTTTGAATCTGTAAACCCAACCTTCCGACTGAAGAGCGACCAGCCACAAAAGCGGCTAGGTGATTCGGCACGCTGATTTTTTCCTGAGTGCTTGCCAGAACAAACTTCGAAGGTTCCAGTAAAAAGTCTTCAGTCTGAACGTGCTGGTAAACGGATTCTGAATCTAAGAACAAAAACTTCTGCTTGATTCCCAACTGGCTGAAGCTGTTAGACAAGTGCAAATCAACACTACATGGCCCAACCTGAGAGAATCGTGGCAAATGCCCCAACTCTTTAAGTCCATTCAAAGTTTGGTGAGATAAGATCATCAGTCAGCCCAATCAAAATCGTCGTTTGGTGAATAAATCCGTATTTGTCCTTCGGTTCCCCATCGTTTTGAGGCGTGAACGTCCCAGATTTCTTTGTCTTCTTTTCTCAGTGCGTCTTCTAGGGATTTCAGGAGGTTGGACAAATCCGGTGTTTGTTTGTGTGGTTTCCCGTTCATCAGTGACTTCTGGCGAATCGACCAGCTTTTGGGCATGGGTATAACAAATTCAACCGCGAAGCTGTCCGGCAGAACAAACTTCATATCCATCGCTTGATAACGAAGCTCATCTGCGAAAAGTCGGTATCTGAGCGTTGACTTTGAAGGCGACCACTTATCCCGTATGCTCTGCCTTGGCTTAGGAACTGGTCTGATTTTAAAGGTAATCAAGCAGCGACCGTCCGCACTAGCTTCGCAAAATATTGGCTTGGTGAATCGGTTTTGCTCGGTTTGTCTACTTTCACAGGTGTCTCGTCTTTCTTCGTCCAACGAACGATTGAATCTGAATCCAGCCAGAAGCCGAAAGGTGCGCGACCAATGGCCTGAAAGAACTTCTGGCCTCCGCATGGGTCAAGGCGTTTGCCTGTCGCTTTTAGTTCTGCTTCCTTGATAAGCCACTCGTCAGGTGTCTTACAAGCTTGGGTTCGGTTGCTGGTGTTGCGTTGTGCGTAACTGCGAAAAACGGCAACGGTTGGCAAGAAGTCACTCTTGAACTCTTTGACCATCCGATTGAATCCTTCTTGGATTTGCTCTTCACTCAGGTCATCAAGTCCAATCTGCCAAGCTTGAGCGAGTTCTTGGCTTGGCTTGGTTTTGTAGATTGCGCTTAGTTTGCGTAGAAGCTCGAGCGACTGCATTGGCTATCTCCTTGAAGTTGTTGTTCGATCAAATCCCATTCGTCAGGCTGGTTGCTTGGTGAGGCTCGGCTTGGTTCCTGGTGTTGTTCAATCAAGTCTTCGACTAAGAACCGTTCAGCGTCCTTGGTGTAGCTGTCGCCACATTCTGCGAGGTAGTGCTTGGTTGCGATTTGAATTTCAGCAACGCTGAACTTTGCCAGCAGCTTCTTGAAGTTCTCAAAGGCTTTGGCTTTGCGTCCTGGCTTTCTGGTTGCCTTTGCTTTCCAATCGTCCCACCAGCCTTCAAAGTGCGTAATATATTCAGTGTTTCTTTTGTTATTTGTTTCTTTTGTTAATTCTTTATTTTGTAGCTGGCGATTTTCCTGACTAGGTTTTCCCTGACTAGGTTTTCCCTGACTAGGAAAATCCACGTTAGGTTTTTCTAGGTCAGGCATTTCGTCACGAACACCTGAGAGCAGATAAACATAATCCCCAAGCTTGCCATCCGGCTTGCGAACTCTTGGACCACGCTTGATGTAGCCAGACTTCAGCAGTTCATCCATTGCTCGCTTTGTTGAGTCATAGCCATCTGTCGCATGATTGGCTAACTCACTGATTCGGATGTTCCAGTTCTTCGGCAGGCTGAGCAGGTAAATCAGCAAGCCTTTGGCTTTCCAGCTAAGTTCTGCGTCCTGAGCGGCTGCGTTACCGATAACGGTGTAGGGTCCGTCAATGCGTTTGCCTATCATGCTTACCTCTTATGCGGCTTCTGTGGCTTGTGCCATTGTTGCGGCTATGTCCTGCTCTACTTGCTTCTGTATCAGCTTCAATCGGTCTACCTCGCCTTTTTTCAAGTCACCTCGTTTGGCGTAGGCATTCGCCAGACTGTTTGCCTCTTCGAGTGCTTCCTGAGTTTGGCAGGATTCAAACTGTTCTTTCAGCAAAAAGAAGGTTTGTGAACCGCTTTCAGGATTCACGACTTTTGGCGCTGGTGGTTCTTCTTCCTGTGCCATTGATTCTGGCTGAATTGCTTCTTCTGTGGGAATGTCTGTTAAGCTGAAAGCGTAGCGAATGCACTGCTTAACGGCAGCATGGCGAAGCATTCGATAAGGCATGTCTTTCCAGTTTTTTGTGTCTTGCCGACACTCAATAAGCCATTCCGTTGCCTCGGTTGGCATTTTTCGGTCTTTTCTCCAGATTCGAGCAGTGCAAGAAACCAATTCGCCTTTTTCGTTATGATTCCAGTTGCACTCTGGGCCACCATCAAAATTAGGATTTCGATTCATAATTTTAATCCAACCGTCCACTGTAGGACTTGGCTTGATGGCGCTGCCTTTCCCAAAGGCGTACATTTCATTGAGTGGATTCAAATCCAAGGTCTTGGCAAGCGTCAAATAAGCAGCAACCTGTTCAGGTTTGCCTCCAGGCATGATGGTTTCCATCATGACTTTTTGAAGGTGTTCTTTATTAAGCTGGAAATGCTCGGCAACTTGCGTAATTAAATTTTTTTCGTTCATTGGTTCCTTGTTAATTTTCAAGAGGTTTCACTCCATTCACTTGAATTGTGAAGTTGTTAAAAATGGCTCCGAAAAGTTCGCTTGGCTCAATTGCAAAACTAAGCGTTTTGTAGCCTTTATTTTGTGCCGATATAAGCTGATCTTCTCTCTGCAACCACACGTCTTTGTGCTTTTCCCAAACTATCTGAAGAGGCCCTACTGGCAGCATATATATTAAGCCAAGTCCTTTGACATAATAGGCAATGTAATCAGCAAGCAAAGGCTTGCACACCCATCCTGGGCTATTTCTTTGATTATTGCTGACGTACTCAAGAAGTATATCTGTGTAGACTCTGCCGCTTTTGCTTGGGTAGCGTATCTTTTCATCAATCACATAATTCTTGCCACCATCGCAAATTACTTGTCTGTCTCCGCCAAGCCTTTGAAAGTCTGAATCCCGCTGAAAATAAACAGAGCATTTAAAGTTGGGAAAAAACTTTTTGTAGGCTTCTTCCCAAACAGGTAACTCACTATCCAAGTGTGAGTCGTTCAGTTGCTTATAAAAATCGTTCACTGGCTCAGTAACTGATACCTGATAATCTAAGAACAGGTCTAATTGATTTGGTTGCCCCACTGGCTCCAACCTTCTCTTGCAGTCCTTGCAAAGAGTTCAAGTTTCTTTGCTTCTGAAAAAGCAGAATCAATCCACTCCATGAATTCAACAGGCTTGGCGCTGTGCTTTGTCCTTGAGTAGCTGAAGATAGAAGAGTGTCTGTGGTCTGGCTTTGGTGGTGAAAAGTTGCCTTTGGTTGCAACAAACAAAAGTTCATGTTGCCCACGAAACCAGTAGCCCATTCCTATTTTTTGCTTGTCCCAGATAGCATGAGTTTTATAGGTCAATCCCCAAGCATCAATGACCATGAAAGCCTCTCTTAACTTTGGTGCTGTTGCCCATAGCAGAAGCAAGCTGTCGGCAGCAAAAGGCACTTGCATTTCACAGATTTCATCAATCTTCATGGTTGGGTAGTGATTCGCCAAATCTCTGCTTTGAGTTTCTGCAAAATCATAATCCCAAGGCGGATCTGCATAAACTAAATTAAACTCTCCTTCTGGCAGAACAGTCTTAGGTAACTCGGCATGTTCTGCCTTCTTCTTTTGAAGTTGAAAATCCTTGGATTCTCGCAGCATTAAAGATTGAGTCAGTTCTTTTTTTTCTTCTTTAGTTTCTTCAATTACTTCTTCAAACATGTCTTCAGGTAAGTCTGCGATCTGCTGCCAACGTAGAGATTGCATTCTGTGAATCCCTAAGTCTTTCAGGCTTGGAGAACCAGTCACAGCGTGTGACCGGTTCTTTTCACTAGGTTGGCCTCCTTTATTCTTCTCCATTTCCTTCAGTAACTCGCCACCTTTGCGCTCGGCTCTAAGCTTTGTTTCTGCGGCCTGATTCTGCATTTCTAAAGAATAACCAGCAGCCTTAACATAAGCCTTTATGGCTTCCGCTTTGTCTCGTATATCCTTGATTTCTTGCAACGTTGAAGCTTCTGCTAATGCTCTTCTAGCTGCATCTAGTTTAACAAGTTGCATTCTTCTCTTTTATTCGCGCCTTCCAGCCAGCTTAAGCTTCCAAGATAAGCTTTATCGCTTACTCCGGCACATGAATGATTGCCCGTTTTTTTAGGGAGGATGGGCAAAACCGGAAAACCAGAAGGCTTAATCTGTTAAAAAATCATCCTCATATTCAGAAGGTTTTGAACCTTCCACCCAGACTGGATTGATGTATTGCGTGATTTGTCCACCTCTGCGGATGAACGCCAGAATCTCCGCTGAATAAATTGAATCAGCCGGAACTTCGGTTGAGGTCACTGAAGCGTCATTCCACTTCTCTTTGACTTCAATTTGCTTCTTCGCCTCAATCTCTAACTCTTCTCTTTTCTCAGCCGCCTTATTTCCAAAGTGGACTTTGCGGCATTCAGCAGAACAAAACTTCGCTCTCGACTTGCTCGTCACTGGCTTGAATTCGGTTTTACAAATCCAGCACTTTAGAAGTCGATTGTGGTCTAAGCGGCTGCGGTTTCTTTTAAGGTGGACCAATCCGTTGCAGGTAGGGCTACAGTATTTTTGAGAACCTGCTTTTGGTTGAAACGTCTTTCGGCAAACCAGACATTCTTTGGGTTTCAGCGTCCCAGGCATTTGCTTAATCGTGCCTCTGACGTAGGCTCTGCGCTTATCGTTGATATAACGACATTGCTGACTACATAGAATGTTGCGCTCAGTTCTAGGCTGGAACACCTCACCGCACTCGACACATGGCCTTGGCTCAACAATTACCGTCTTTTTATAATGCTGGTTATAGCAACGAGTGCCGCAAAACCGCTGATCCTTGCGAGTGGGCAGAAACAACTTGCTGCAACGTTCACAGGCAATCTTTTGCTTTGGTGGCCTTACCTTGTCGCGATAACGTGCAGCGTTTTGTTTCTTCAGCTCATAACCGCATTTGTGGCTACAAGTCTTGTGGCTGCTGGACTTGCGATTAAATTTCTTGCCGCAAATCACACAGGTTGGCTTGGTGAACTTCTGTTTCATTTCGTCTC